ACAATCAAGAAAATGCCTAGACAACAAACATGTCATCAAAAGACTAAAACAAAAAACAGACAATCCAGCATTCAACTGGCTAATGAACATCAAACACATCAACGATGTAAAAGCCAAACTAATAGTAGACAACCTACAATTAGAAACACTAGAAGACGTCCTGAACATAACCAACAATGACCTGCAAAAAATAAATGGAATCGGAAGCAAAACCGCAGGAATAGTAATGAAATCAATAAAGAGATGAAAATACAATGACAATCTTATCAGATAAAACAATCATAGAAAGACTACAACGAAACGACCTAATGATACATCCATGTAAGTTATCAGATATACAACCATGTAGCATAGATTTACACTTAAGCCAGGACCTGAAAACAATAACAGGTAAAACCTATGAATTAGGACCACAATCATATCTGGAATTAGAACCACATGAATTCATATTAGGATCAACAGTAGAATATGTTGAAATACCCAATGACTTAGTAGGAATAGTAGAAGGAAAAAGTAGTCTAGGTCGAAAAGGAATAACAGCACATGTAACAGCAGGATACATCGACAGTGGTTTTAAAGGCAACATAACATTAGAAATAGCCAACCTAAGCAGCCAACCATTCAAATTATACAAAAATATGCCAATCTGTCAAATAGTATTCGAAACATTAACAACACCATGCCTAAGACCCTACGGCCATGAGGAATTAAATAATCATTATCAAAACAGTCAAGGAACAATATTATCAAGGAAGTGAACTATTTTGGTTGAAATAATAACAGCAAATAACTCACCAAGCATAGGTGAAAAAATCAAAGAAAAAATTAAAAACATAGAAAATCCAGATGATTATGTCTTATCAGTACAATTAGATTATCGTGACAATCACACTTTATTTTATTTGCATAAAATAAAATCCATAAACTTCAATAATGATTTCCTGGAAATCAATCATAAAAATAACGGTCAAGTCTTATTGGATTATAAGTGTATTCTAGAATACTGCATAATAAATGCTGAAGAATTATACGGGAGTGAGATAATATGAGTGAACCAAAATATTATAATAGTAATGGATTAAGTCCAATCGGAGCAATGAAACAAGGATTAATAAGTAAAGAACAATATCAAGGATTCCTTATTGGAAATATTATTAAATATGTTATTCGTGCTGGTAAAAAAGATGATGCAATAAAAGACCTGGAGAAAGCAAAGGATTATATTGATTTTTATATTGAATTATTCCAAGTTAAAAATAATCCTGGTAATATTCCAATAACATTACAGGTTGATAATGATATTGACTGGGATAAATTCAGAGAAGACATCAGTAAAGCTTTAAAAGAAGCAAATAATTCATCCTCACTTATTAAAGAAAAACCAACAAATGACATACATATCATGAAATTAGAATTATCGGATGTAATGTATGATGAAAATGGTGAATTAAAACCAGAAGCACGTGAAAAAATCAAAGAATACCTACAAAAAAGAAGAGAAAATAAAAACTAAAAAAAAGGGTTTATTTGGATGAGAGACATACAATACCTACTAGACACATATGACAATGCATATGTGAAAGGCGAACAAAGAAGCAAACATACAAAAAATCGTATAAGAAAAGAATCCGTACGGAAAAACCGCCACCTAATACTAGACGAATTACTACTTGAATCCAAATCATTAATGCTAACACCTAATGATAAAAAAACAGTAAGATACCTAATAGATGTATTCAGTGATGATTTCAAAAAATTACATCGCAGAGCATCAGATGAAGCAATAATACTAGCATTCATATTCTACCTAAAAAAAATAGAACTACCATCCGTACGATTATCAGACTATCGAATATGCAACAAATACGGATTAACAGATGCAGTATTCGAAATAATACTATGTCGCATCATATTATATTATATGAGAAAAACACCAATCGAACCAGTAACATATAGAAAAGACGAACATGATATACTAATAAGGGAAGGGAAAAGATGATATCAGGAACAAACATAACACTACACCCACCAACCTGCGAATGGAAAAGTAATGGATTAAAAAATAATCTTGAAATCAAAAGCCTACTAGAATGTATAACAGGATTCTTTGCACAATCAGAAACAATATACAATGCAACCCTAACACTAACAAACAATGAATGGTTCGAACTAACTGGGGACTTTGGAAACTACCGTAAAAGATTAGATTTCGGATTCAACCTAATGGATTTGAAAAAAATAATCATATATGATAATTATATTGATTTTAAAGTTGTTGTCAAAGGCAATACTAGCAATTATCGAGTAAACATTACAGATGATTTCTTCTATTATCTACAATGGGAAGATGAATACTATAAATAAAATAATATTATTTTTTTTTAACGAGAAAAATAACATACCAATAAGGGTATAGGTATAATCCTACGAGTACTGCGTAATATACTAATAAGGAAAATCTAAAAATGTGCGATGATGAATTTGAGATAGAAAATATTGAAAAATGTCCAGAATGTCAAACAATGACAATCAAATTATCAGACAATAAAAGCTATGAATACTGCACCAAATGCGGAATGATAACACGTGCAAGTATAGAATACGTAGCTGGGCAAAGAATAGATTTACCTTACGGAATTCTTATCAGTTAATTCTATAAATTTATTGTAGAAGGGGACGGAAGAGAAGACCCCTCCCTTTTCCCCTTCTACAATAAAAAATTATATTTAAACTAATCTTTTTTTTAGGTGATTATATTATGGCAACCGAAAGTTACAAATATAAAAGTCAAATAGCAACCGCAGCAGCATTCATTGCAGGATTAATAGTTTACATCGGACAAGATAAACTAGCAACAATCGTACCCACAGAATATGCGAACTGGATACCAATAATCGTATTAGTCGCAGGATATATCTTAGCACAAACAACTGAAAACAAAAGAGTAGATGTTGCAGAACAAATTGTTCGTGAAGAATACACTGATCCAACTGCGGAAGAAATAGAAGAAGATGACACTGAAGTAGTTGGAGATGATATAAATGCTGATGATGGATGCTGAACCAATCATCGAAGACATCGACCCAGCCAGCAGATATGAAGAAATGTACGCAGGTGATGAATAATGTCAGTTACCTACGATTGCGTACATGAAGATTTAATACAATCACATTCAACAGATATCCAATCGTTAAAGACACGTGCAGATTACAAAGATAAACGATTAGATGACTTAGACTCAAAAATAGAAAAAATGAGCGAAAAACTAGACAAAATGAATGAAAATATAAACCAATTAATATTACAATCCAATGAAAGTGATAAAGATATTGAAATACGAGTAAAAGCAATAGAAACAGAATTAAAACTACAAAAAGAAACAACAAAAAACCGATTAACACTTATAGGAATAGTATTGACTGTAATAACCATTGGTATTAATGTATTATTCAATATATACTAAAATAATTTTTTTAAAGAGAGAACTGAATATAACAATGTTAATATTTTGGAGTTGATAATATGGCATACAAAAAACTAGAACTAAAAGAACCCATATACGAACTCCAAGAAAAAGAAACCGCAAGACAATACTACTTCTTCAACATATTCCTCCATGCAGACATGGAAATCACAGCATTCGCAAGGTCATTTGAAGGAGCAAAAAAAGGAAATGAATGTAAAGTTGACGGGGAGTATATACAACTAAATTTTAACCCACCAAAAGAAGCCACATTCAGGAACTGGTACACTTTTTGCTCATGGAAAATCCGTAAAAGAGAATATTGGAAATGTAAATTAAATAATATTCGAGAAGAACTACAAAAAGATTTGATTCAATTTTTTAAAGAAGATAGTGCTAAATTAATGAAATCATCTAAAAAAGATTGGGATTTGGATAAAGAAATTGACTGGGATAACAAGACTCCAGCACATTTGAAATCTAAAGGTAAAAATGATTTGGCAACTGCACATCAGAAAAAAATTGATACTTTACTTGTTGAATCTGGAATGCCTAATGACATTACTCAAACTCAATCTGAAGTTAATATGAATGTTGAAGCAGATGTTAAAACTGAAAGTTCTAGTGAAATCAGATTGAAAAGAATACAAGACCTTGCTGATAAAATGAAGGAGATGGATTATGATTGATTTCAGTGAATGGGATTATGCATTATATGATGAAACCATTGCTGAAAATCCATTCATTGACTTTGAATTATATACTAAACAAGCATTCGTTGCACTAACCAGCTGCCATAACCAAGAAGGAATAAATGAATTCTTAACTGGTGGTCCTGGTGGTGGAGGTAAAACAAAACTATTATCCGCATTAGCTTTACAATTCGTTGAATTTCCACAATACCGCTGCTTAGTTACACGTAAGAATTATCGTGAACTTGTCGGTACAGGAAGTGTATTCGATATCTTAAAAAATATTCCTGGTGTTAAGTCAAGAGAATCTGGATTAATAAGAATCATATTCCCTAGTGGTGCGGAGATACATTTCAAAGCATTTAATGATGAATCTCATAAGCAAGATGTAAAAGGTGAATCATACCACACTATATTAAATGATGAAGCTAGTGAGTTACCTGAATCTGTATTGAGATTTTTATATCGTTCACTTAGGAAGAAAAGTGATGATTGGATACCTTTACGTTTTGGTAATGCAAGCAATCCAGGTGGTGAATCAACAGATTATCTTGTTGAAAAATACATTGATGGAGATTTACCTTATATCGAAATGGGTTACAAGGATAATCCCTATATTGATGATGAAGTTTACGAAGATGCATTGAAAGAACTTGACTACATAGATCAACAATATCAAATGCATGGTAATTGGAAATACAAACCAAGTGTTGGTGATTTATTATCAAGAGCTGAAGGTGAAGCACAATTAACCACACTAACAACACCAATACAATTTGAACTGATAAGTATAGATTTAGCAGGTAAAGGTAAAGATATGTTTGCAGTAGTCTGCTATGATTATCTTGCCAATGGCTTAGAATATATTAAAGATTTCAATCAAACTCAATCAAGTAATCCTGAGCAATTATTATTAGATTTTATTTTTAAACATAATCCCAATCCGAATGCTCCAAGAACAAGTCTTATTTTGATAGAGCAGGAAGGAGGAGGAAGTCCAGAGTATGCAAGGAAATACTTCCAAGACATGATATTAGAATATGGTTATAATATTCCTGTAGTATTGAAAAAACCAAGCGGAAGTAAATACCAAAGAGCAAGGCCATTGATGCATAGCATAAGATATGGTAACACTAAACTCAATGAAGAATCTGATTACATGGAGGATTTCATTGATGAAAGCATACAATTATCACCTGATGGAAAAGGAAGAAGCCCAAACTTAGTGGATAGTGCAAGTTTGGCAAGGAATTATTTACACACTGATATTTTAGGAAATATAACTAAGATGACTGTTGGAACAAGAATAGGAGCATAATATTTATGATTATTAATGGAACACCTGTAGACTATGATGTAATACAAGTACAGAAAAGTATTGCAACTAATCTACAGAATAAAGATTTATTTCAAAGTGAAAACGTAGACACAGCGGAAAATGGTACAGAATTAAAACCACCAATTCCAATGAGAGATTGTTTATATGTTTTCAAAAATTCTGCACATGTAGCAAAATCATGCAGAATACTATCTTCCGATATAATTTACAATGATATCACATTAACTCCTAAAATTGATGAACCTGATGAGCATTTAATCAATCAAGTTAGTAAAATCAATGATTTCATCAACGATAATATAGATGAACTTTACAATATGGCTGTTGATTATAATTATGCTGGATGGGCAGCAATGGAATACACTTGGAACAATGTCCGATTCAAACTAAGACAAATGCCAATCCACACATGTAAAATAGTTAGAATAAATCTTCAAGGAGATTCAGTTTACCTATTAAAACAAGAAATCAACAGTAAAACTAAATTCTTCAAAATCATGGGTGAAGATTACCCTGAAAACTTCCAATTCTACAACAACCAAAAACTAGGATATGTTAGTTTAATGGGTGGAGACAATATCTACCAATTCTTCAGTTTACCAAAATGGCTGCAAGATTACATGGAGATCCTAACTGAAATTGCAATAAGTGCATCAGATTATAGGACAGTCAGTAATGGAAACATTAGTAGTGGTGTATTGAATATTAATCTCGAACCACAACAAATTAATCCAATACAATATGATGATGATGGAAATCCAATCATTGAGAAAAAAAGTCGTGAGGAAATAATCTCAAAAGAAATACAATCCGCAGCAGGTGGAACTGCCGTCATATTCACACAATCCAACAGACCAACCAACATGGATTATGTGAGCTTAACCAATAACAACCAACAATACTTATCTGACTTATCAATTAAATGCGAACAGAAAGTATTAAACGATTATAACATTCCATTAGTAAGGTTGATGATTAATACTGAAAAAGAATCAATGAACAGTAATAAGACTCAGTCAATTTGGGAGATATATGGGTTAAATTTGAAGAATGAGCAAAAACCATTCAAGAAGTTCATTAGTGAATTGATTGAGGAATTATATAGTATTGATGTTGATGTTGATATTACAACTCCTATATTTAGTGATAGGCGTGAAATTGAAGTTAAACTATTGCTTGAAGTTTGGGAAGCTGGAGCATTAACATTAAAACAATTGATTATAGCATTGTCTGAATTTATAGAGGTTATTAATATTAATGATTATGATTTCAATGCTAATCCTGAAATATGGAATTATCGAAAATTAGATAGTTTAAATGAAACCATGTCACCAGAAGACTTGGAACTAATAGAGCAAGTAGAATCTGAATTAAAAGGAATTGAGTAAATATGCGAATCCAAAACAAGCATGAATATAAGAATTATCTCGGTAATCAAAGGATTGCTTATATTCAAAAAGGAAATCGCAGATTACATACATTAATTCAATTTGTTAATAATGACTTGGTAGATAAACTCGTAATTGAAAGTAATAAAGAAGTATCTAATATTCGTGACCCTTATAAAACTGATACTATACAGGCTACATTATTAAGTTACAATGCAAGGGCTACAGAAAAGGAATTGAGAAGATTATTGAAGAAATCTTTTATTCCTCGTACTTTTGAAAGAGAAGTGGATGCGAATAAAGTATTATCAAAAGTTAGTAATGATATATCACGAATTGAAGCTGAAAGAATTGCAAAGAATATTCGATTTGTTGAAAATGCATTAGAGAATGCAGATGTTAATATACGGAAGTATGAAGCATTAGTTGAAAAGTTACCTAGACAAGTGTCAAGACGTGAAGTCTTGAATAAATGCATCACAGAAGAAACTGAATTGCCACCAACTAAAAGACAACGTTGGTTGGAAAAGAATCTGGAACGTGGAGCTTCATATAATAAAAAATACACTTACAAAGAACTGAACCAATTATCCCGTGACCTTGAACGATACAAGACACATAGGTTAGATTTTGAAACTGCTATGATGGAAAATCGTCAGGCAGATCGTGAAGGTTACGGAATGATTAATGAAACTAAAACTTGGGTGTGGTCTCAGTTGGAAAAGACCAGACATCAAGGTATGGATGGAGAGACAATTCCTATTACTGAAAAGTTTGAAGTTATTAATGAAGTTAATGGTGATGTGGATTACTTATTGTTTCCAGGAGATGTTTCGAACGATACTTCGAATTGTAGCAATATATGCAATTGTGGTTGTACCTATGAAATTAATAAAAGTTAAATGAGGTTTAATACATGAAAGAATACTGTTTTGGAATATATGTATTCACTGATACAAAAACATCTAGAATAGTATATATTGGCATGGATTCTCACATTGATAAATTAATTAGAATAAAAAATCATTATCAACCATGTTTTAGAGATGCTCAACCATTCAATAAAGTATTGCAAAATAATCCTGACAGATATAAATCATCAGTTTATTGCCGAGTTGATAATTTTGAGGATATGTGTCAATTAGAATATGATTTAATCAATCTTTATAGACCTAAGTTTAATTATAGAATTGGTAAAGATGGATGCACCATTAATCGTAAATCAAAATATACTGTTGCTAAAAATGGAAAAGTTGGTAACACTCAAATGTACTTTATTTATGATAAAAATTATGGTAATTTGAAAAGGTCTTCTGATAAACTTTTTTTAGAGGATTTATGTTGTAAATTAAATAATGGTGAACTAACTGAAGAAGAAGTTAAGCAAATTAAAAGACCTCTTAAAAGAAATAATCATCAAAAAATCAATCAATCAAAATCTAGAAATAATTCAGGTTTTTTTAGAGTTACTAAACATTATGAGGGAAAGAATTCTTCGAAATATAGATGGAGATATTCTTATCTTGATGATGAAGGTAATCGGAAAAGTTTTTACCGTAATGATTTTTTCAAACTTAGGAAAGAAGTTGAAAAAAGAAAAATGGTTTGGAGTATTGTTGATCTAGATAAGGCCATTAATACAATTCGCAGTATGTGTACTGGATTTTAATTTTTTCTCATTATTCTTATTTTTTTCTTATTATTAGCTACGGCTATCTAAAACTTATTTTTATTCTATTAATACACAAAATTGAGGTAATTTGAGATGTGATAACCTATGTTGTTAGATAAAACTAAAGCACTGTATGTTAAATGCTGCATAATCGCCAACGGAGTCACAGACAGTCAAGGCGATTGCTTGTACGCTGAAGACATCAAGAAGATTTTTACAAGTTTCAATAATCAAGATAATTTCGAAATATTACACGATGAAATCCCATTAAAAGAGGTTTCATTACTCGAAAATTATATTTCTACTGCCGATGAAACAATCGGAACTGCAATAGTTCCAAAAGGTTCGTGGATGGCAGTAATTAGAGTTGATAATCCTGATATTAAAGCTGCTTTAATGAGTGGTAAGTTCGGGGGTGTCAGCTTGAATAACAGAATCGCTGACAGATGTAAAGCAAACTTACATGGTGTGGTTCGTTACAAGGATGTTGCCAATGCTGAATGCATCGTACCTATTCTCATTAGTTTTGTTGAAGGTGGTGCAAATGGTTATGGTTTACTTGTAATGGATTATCCTGCTTACATCATGAAAAGCGTTGATGTTGAAATAATTAAGAAAACTACTGGAGGTTTAAAAATGGACTTTAAAGAGTTTATTGATGGGCTTAAATCCTTAATTAAACAAGCAGAAGACACTCCTGAGGAAGAACCTGTTGTTGAAAAAGAGGACAAAGCTCAAGATGAAGAGCCAGTCGAAGAAACCACAACTACCACTACTGAAGAAGATGTTGTTGTTGAAGAGACTGAAGAAGAACCAGCAGTTGAAAAAGCTGAAGAAGCCGAAGAAACTGTTGAAGAAGAAGCTACTGAAGATGAAGCAGAAATCAAAAAAGAAGATGAAGCAGAAGAAGAAGTAGCAGATGAAAAAGAAGAGGCAGAAATCATCAAAGAAGAAGCAACTGATGATGAATACCTTGAAGCTAAAATCACTGCAATAGTTGAAAAAGTACTTGCAGAAAAATTAGCTGAAAAAGAAGACACAGTAGAGAAAGAAAATCCTGACCCAGAAAAAGAACCTGAAGATGAGGACACTCCAAAAATCACTAAATCTGAAAAAGTGGTCATTGAAGAATCTAAAACCCCTTCACAAATCAACTACTACCAAATGAGTGGAAGAGACCCTCTTACTGGTAAAAAAATTAGAAAATAAATTTTATTTTTAAATTAATTCAAAAATCAAGGAGAGTAAATAAATATGATAACTAAAGCAGATATTGAAGCAAACAAACCAGTTATTGTAAAATGGGACAAACCTTTACAATCATCTGGTGTTGCAACCGACGGTGTAATGGCTGGTCAAGCTAGTGAATTTATCACCCGTATTGAAGAAGAATCAGAATTATTAGGTATGTTAAGATACATTGAAATGGAAGGAGAAACTCAAGACATCCAATCCCTTCGTGTAAGAGCAAACCTCCAAAACATGGAGAAATTAACTGGAAATGTTGGTGCTCAAGTAGACAACATCACCAGTTTAACTGAAACCTTACCAGGTATTCTTAAAGAAACTTTAGTAGCTAAAATGTTCACTGCATTTACCAAAATTGGTAAAGGTTTCATTAAGACCAATATTGAAAAAGAAGGTTTCATTGCTAAATATGAATCTTTACTTGCTCCTGCATGTGCTTTCAGTGCAGAACAAATTTCCGTATTTGGTAAAGTTCCACAATCTGGACAAACCAGTGCTGGTTATGAAGCAATTAATGGTATTCTCGCACAATTAGATGCTGTTGCAACTGATTCTGTAGATTCCACTACTCATGCTTTAAAACCTGGACATGCTCTTGGTAAATACGGTTACTACGATGACACCACCTCTGGTCATGACCCTGCATGGAAACCTATTAACGCTGGTGCAGGTTACGATATTTTACCACAAATTGATGAATTAATCATCGCTTACGTTAAACAAAAAGGTAAAAGGAAATTAGCTAAAATCTTTGTTTCCAGTGAATTATCTGCAAGAATGATTGCAGAAGCTTCTAAAAGGGAAACTGAAGGTGGAGATAAATTATTCTTTAACGATGAAGGTAACATGATGTTCAGAGGATTAGAAGTTATTCCTTTAGATGTACTTGACAATCCTGTAAACAACTATGGTGATGTTGTTATCATCATGAACCCTGACAGTGTAGGATATGGTCCTGTTATGGAAGCTGAATCCGAAGCTGAGTACAAACTTGAATTAAAAGCTTACTTAACTTCAGTTGACTACATGTTTGATGTTGGTATTATCTTTGCTGAAGATGTATTATACGCTGACGTAGATTACACAGCAAAAAACTAAACACTACTGCTTCAAATGACAGTGAAGCAGTAGAAACAACTGAAACTGTCGATATTGCAGTTACAGTAACTGATGGTACTGGCCCAGTTCAGGGAGCAGTTGTCACTATTGGTGGACAATCATGTGCTAACGGAACTGGTAGTGGTGGCGGTTGTACTGTAAAAGATGTTCCAATCGGTGAAAATGTAAGTGTAAGTGTAACTTGTGAAGGTTACGTAGATTACTCTGCTACCGAAGACATCACCGCAGAAACAACCACATTATCAATTACTTTAACTGCTACTGGTGGAGGATAAACATTTTCCTCCATCTAAAAATTTTTTTTCTTTTTTTTAATACATGAGGAGGGATTGAAAATTGAATGATGTCACTTTCAATGAAACAATTCAAAACATGATCCTTATGAACTTGGACGGATGGGTTACTGTTGAAGGTGCTGAAATTCAGGACACTGATGATAAGATTTCACCTTTCATGACTCCAAGTGAAGCTACTGGTAAACCTAATAAGACTATCACTGAAAAGGAATGTGAATTATCTTATTTGGAAGCTTTGGATTTGGCTTATATTCATACTAACCGTTTGAATATTGATGATTTAAATCCAGTTGAAGCTCGAATGTTTATTCGTGGTGTTTGCAAGTGGTGTGCTAGTAATTTATGGAATAAGTATAATATTCGTGTTAATAATGAGGACATGGAAGATACTTATGTTCAATCATATGGCGGATTGTTATATAAATCTGCTTTGAAAACTTTACAACCTTTTATTAATCAGAAAGTAACTGGTATGTCTAGTTTTAATTCTAATTCTAATAATGATGATGATTTTGATAAAAATATTTGGATAGTGTAGAATTATGCCTATGTTTATTCCTGAGATAACTACTCGTGTTACTGTTGAAATTGATACAACAGAACTTGATGAGGCATTGTCATTAGCGAATAGTGAAAGTTATCTTGGCGATTATGTTAGTGTACTGGAAGAAAAGAAGTCTCGACTTAATAGTTTTCAAGAACCAGTGGCGGAAGCGGTTGCTCTTGGTTTGAAAGACAATCAAGAAAACATTATTGGCAGTAAGCATTTTATCACTGGTGCTATGTCTGAAAGTGTTGATATTAGTGCTGATGGTAGAGACCGTCTTGTTGGTAATACTGCTTGTAGTGTTGATGGTTTTCCTTATCCATTGGCTATTGAAAAAGGTACTGTTAGTCATTGGATTGAACCAATAACTTATAGTGCTTTACATTGGGTTGAAGGTGGAACTGATTATTTCAGTAAAGGACATATGGTGAGTGGTATTAATGCCGACCCATTCGTTCAGGCAAGTATTGATGATACTATTTATGATATTGAGCAAATTGTGAAAGATGCATTAGGTGATTTATAATGATTGATACGGATATGACTAGTGATTTTCTTGTTTATAATTGTTTAAAATCCAGTGATGATGAATTCATTAAGAAATGTAATGTTAAATTCATCGACAAATCCGTTCCCGCAACAGAAGATAATACTATCTATGTTGCTAATGTGGATTTGGAAACTCATAAAGAAACTTTTGATAATTCAGAATATCGTGCATTAGTTAATGTTTATGTTAAAACAAAAGACACGGATTATGTTACTGGTTCAAGGTTTCTTCGTACTGTTGTTAAACATATTAAACATGTATTACGAGAAGATGAGGATTGTAAAGGTAGGCACATTACTTTCAGAAACATTACCTATGAGTATGGTAGTGGATACACTTTGAAAGGTTTGCATTTAATCATTCAACTATTGGAAGTTGAAAGCAAATCATTAGAAGATGAATTTTCATGTATTAATGATGTGAATGCTGATAACATTGACGTTAAGGTGGAATAATAAAAATGACTAAAGAAAAAAAAGCCCCTGCTTTCGACTGGGAAACTGCTTTAGAAGCAGTTGAAATGTCCAGTATGCTAAAAGCAGGAGTAAAATATTATATTGAATCTTATAAATTAACTCCAAAATCCGATAAGGATTTAGAGAAAATTATTGAAGATTATAAAAAAATAGAAATGGGAGATTAAATATTTATGACTGCTACAATACCAAAAGTTCAAGTTTTTAATAGGAAAAATCCAGTTAGACAAAATCCTGGTCTTGCTGGTAGAATTGCCGTTATTGGTGCATTCAAAACAGAAGAATCTAATCCTATTTTATGTAATAGTTTATATCAAGCATATGAGGAATTAGGTGACGATGATACATTTAACGGTTGTGCAATATTAGAAGATTTATTTTATGGTGCTTCTAGTTTACTTGCAGTTAATGTTGCCACTAAATCAGGTAGTACTTGGACAAAAACTATTACTACTACTAATTTGGCCGAAGCATTGGCTAAAATCAGATATGAAAACTTTGATATGATTTTCATTGCTGATACTGTTACAGATGCATTTTTCCCAATCATAACTGATTTCACTAAGGACAGATTTAAAAATAAAAAACCAGTAGGATATGTTGCTGCAATTACTGGGGCTAATGTTAGTGCATATACTACAACTGTTGGTTTAGTTGATGATTTCTGTTATGGTCTTGTAACACAAGGAATTAGTGTTAACCGTACTGAAAAATCATTATTAAAATCTGCAGCATATTACTGTGGTGTATTGGCCGCTTTGAATGTTGGTTCAAGTATGACTGCTAAACAAGTTCCTGATGTAACTGGTTTAACTACCGAGTATACTTTTGAAGAGGGTGATTTAGGTAAAAGTCTTGTTGGTTTAGGAATTACTGTCTTTAATTGTTATGATCGTGAAAATGATATTTATGAAGTTGTTAACAGTGAGCAACCTAATGGTTATGATTTGTATATTAACCGTGTTCGTGATTATGTTGTAAGGGAATTTGCTTTACATGAATTTTTAGGTGACCGTAATAGGCAAGCTACTTGGTCTGAGATTAATCAAGAGATTAGTCGTGTTAAAGGAAGTTGTGTTGCTACACTTGATTTATTAGCAGATATTGAGTATAATGTTGTTAAGAAATCTGGTAAATGTGTTGATATTAATATTACTAGGTTGTTGTTTGATGATATTATAACTGATATTGATGTTTACATTACAATAGAGGTGCAATAAGTATGGCTTTTAATCGTAAATCTGATAAAAGAGTTATTATCAATGGTAAAACCATGATGCATGGTACTAGTGTTAAAGGTTCTCGTGAAACCAGTACTAATGCTACTCCTACCTTTGATGGAGTTATTACTCAGGGTACTAGGAATGTTTCTCATACTCTTGAATTGGAACGTGTTTCATATGAGGGCATGGTTTCTTATATGGAGTTATCTGATGTTATTGAGAAGATGATTGATATTCCTGCAATGGTTACTGTTGAGGAAGATGTGTATCCTTCAGGTGAAAAACCTTTCACTATTATTCGTGAGTATCATGATTGTGTTGTTGATGGGGATGAGTATGAGATTAGTCCTGAAGAGCATACTGTTGAATCTTTGAAGTTTATTGCTGCTAGAATGGATAAGGATGCTAAACCTATTCAGCAAGTAGGAACTGCTTAAAAAAGGATGTGTTATTCTTTTTTAGGATTTAGTTCCTATTAATTTTTTTATTAAAAATCACTATTTTTAAACAGTTACATCTATATGTAACGGTTCATTTACATTATTTTTTAACAATTATTTTATAAGGTGGATTACCCAAAATGTCAAAAAAAGACTTACAAGCTGAAGAGCTAATTAAACTAAGTGGAGAAGAAGAAATTTTCAACCTCGAATCATTAATTACCGACGGAGCAGATGCAAGAATACCAATCGAAATAAACTTCCCAACAAAGGAAGGTACTAAAAAAGCAGCTGCAATGATAAGACCATTAACAAATGTCGAATGGAATAATGCAACCAGAATAGCACGTAAAAACTTCACAACAACAAATGAAATCGAACTATTAAAAGTTGCACTATACACTAAAGACGGTGAACCATTCCCAAAAGAATTAGTGGAAAAACTACCAAACGGTGTAGTAATCAAACTCGTACAAATGTTAGGTGAAATCAGTGGAGTAGAAGTCACTGAAGAAAACATGAAACTAGCTAAGGAGATGTTATCGGGGTTTTAAATCTTAACGATGGAAAATTAAACTATTTAACAATTGCAGTTATGCAGGGCTATCAAATAAACAATGGCGATATTAAAACCATGACTCCTCTCCAAAAACAAGCAATGATTGTTATTAATGAAATGATTTGGGAATGGAAAGGAAAACAAAAAACCCTGATGGTAACTGTATAAAAAATTTTAAAAAAATAAAAATGTGAGGTTCATAAAAAATGGCTGATAATGAAGTAACAGTCAGAATAGTTACCGAAACAGAAACTACACAAGTCGACGACTTAAAAACATCAATCGATGAAATACAATCTGGTGCAGACAGTGCAAGTACAAGTGTCGACCAATTAGGTGATAGTGTAGGTAGTGTTGATGGGTCTCAAATTTCAGAGGCAAGTGGAAGTGCAGATGAACTGGGCAGTTCTGCTGACCAAGCTGACACAGAAGTTCAGGAATTGCAAAATTCATTAGGCCTAATTGAAGCAAGTGCATTGTTAAGTGTAGCAGACCAAATTGGTAGTCTTGGTGCTAGTGCTGAAAGCATGACTCAAGATATGAATACTGCTGCAATATCTGTAGGACAGTTAGCAACACAAACTGGAGTAGCAGAACCTCAAATGGTTAGTCTTATTAACAATATATCTAATGCAACATTTCCAAATGAAGAAGCAATGATGTATGTTAAAAGTTTAGACCAAATAGGTGTTTCTAGTGGTAATCTTGGACAATCTGCAACTGATTTAGATAAAATCAATGATGCATTTGGTTTAGGTGCTAACAAAGTCAATTCTCTTGGTCAAGAGTTATCTGTTCTTGGTGTGGACATGAATAATGTCTCATCAAGTTTCAATGCTTTAGCATATGCAAATGCTAACACTGTTGGTGGAATGGATAATTACTATAACTTTTTAAGAAAGTATGATGCTCAATTCAAAGAATTAGGATTTAATGTTGACCAAGCCAGTATAATTATTGCTGGTGCAACACAGAAATTCGGTGGTGGTCGTGCAGCATTAAGCGGATTGAATGAAGCATTGAAAGAGTCCAATGGTGATACAAGAGCATTAGAACAAGCATTAGGATTACAAGCAGGAGCATTAGATAATGCAAGTCAAATCACAGGCCAATATGAAGGTCAATTACAACAATTAGCCGATGAAGAAGCAGAACATAAAACTATTTTAGACCAATTAAACGCAGCATGGGAAGATATGAGCTTAGCATTATCCCCAATACTATCTCCTTTAGGGAGTGTGATGGGTTTAATCGGTCAAGCTGGTTCATGGGCTGTTGGTGTAAATGGATTAATTGAATTGGCAAGAACTACTAAAATTGCTACTGCAGCTCAATGGTTATGGAATGCAGCATTAGCAGCAAACCCAATAACATTGATAGTGATGGCGATTATAGCATTAATTGCAATACTTGCTTACTTATACTTCAACAATGAGCAAGTACGGAACAGTATTAATGCATTAGGACAATCGTTCATACTGGCTGGACAAATAATCTACACTACTATAATAAACATTGTAAACTGGGTAATCACGCAACTACAAGCATTATGGAATTACATCATGACACTAGGCGGATTACTACCTGAACAAGCCAACATCACGGGAAATCAAATTGTTGACTCAATCTTAATGGTTTTAGCATTCATCGCAACATTACCTGCTCAAATCGCAATGTACTTTGCTAATGTAATAGCAAGTGCAATGGGTTTCGGAGACAATTTCGTACAAACAATGATAAGTGCTGCAAGTCAAGCAGTTAGTGGTTTCGTTGAATGGATTACTCAATTACCAGAAAGACTCGGTGAAGAATTAGACAAGATGATCCAACAGGCACTAGACTTCGCTGCAAGATTACCTCAAATTATAGGTCAGGCAGCAGCGAACATGGTTGGCAGTTGGGTTGGTGGTTCTGGTGAACAATCACCTGGATTTATGTATGATGCATTCTATGGTGAATTAGAAGCAATGGATGCAATTAGTTCCAGTTTCAGTAAAAAATTACCTACTACAATGGGATTCGCTGGAAGTGACATGGTGAACAAATTCAATCCTAACTTGAACTCTAGTGGTGGTTCAGTTGCAGGTGGTAATACTTATAATATTACTTT